GATTTCCATAAAGTCCCGGTAAGCAGTCATTTTAAGCGACGGAAGCGACTTACGCACAATAGAGATAACCTTACCCCGTTCTTGCATTGCCAGGATAACCAGCATTTGCAATATGGAATAAGTCTTACCACTTCTTGAACCTCCCTGATTAACTACTATCCGGGTTGGTGCGGTGTAGTTCTTTTCAAAGAGTTCACTTGTCTTAATTTCCAGAACGGACAATCTCCACCTTGATTGAGGTTAACTCTTCGCTCACTTCGTGTGAGTTCTCTACCCGTGCCAGCTTGGGAGTTGTGTACTCCGCCATTTTGTTTAGAATGTCAAGAGCTGCCTTTGGGTCTTCTGCTGCTACGTCAGAAAGCCAGATAGTCATATTCTCAAGATTATCCTCGATAAGTTTTTGGAATGCTTCCCGAATCTTGGTAGTTGACTTGTTGAGTGCGCCTTGTGGGCGGCCAGCGGGATTCAAAGGCGGGCCACCTTTAACGAGGTTTGGATTTCCTTTTGGCATATTTCATTTTATTACTTTAATAATTAACTCAACTTCTGCAAACGCTCCAGTCGCAAATCGTTAAAGTCGTGGATATTAAAGTTGGTGGTCATATCCTCGTGCAGGGTCAAGGCAATATCCCCGGCTTTGTTTGGGTTCTCGTGCAGGTATTTAATTGCCTTATTCCAATCCCCGTTATGCTTTACGGCTATGCAGTTTTTATCGTTTAGGTGTTTAGAGTACGGTGCTACATCACTTACAATTAACGCACAACCAGCGAACCCTGCTTCTACCATCTTTAGGTTTGATTTGCAGCGGTTAAACTCACTTGGCAATAACGGAGCCAATGCAACATCAAACATTTGGTAAAGTTGTCCGTATTCCTCTGGGGATTTTGTTTCTAATGCGAATCTTGCTTTTGCGGCTTCGGGGTATCCACCAAGGTCAGCAACGTAGGATTCGTAAGGGGAAAGGTCTATCTTATTTTGCAAAAGGTCTGGAAGGTGGGATATGCCGGCCACGTAACCAAATCGCACCTCATCTGCTTCCTGCCGAGTTATCTGCCATTGCGGGTCTGCGGGGTCTAATCCGTTTGGGAGAATATGTACGTTTCTATTTACTTTCTTGATTTTATCGGCAAGGTACTTCTGCGTAGTCCATACCTCGTCTGCAAAGTACATAGAGTTTACAATCCTTCCAGATAGGTTTGCTTTATCGTATCCTGCTTTACTTGGGTGGTCAAGAGCCAAGTGCCACCAATCGTCGTTATCAATAATAACCTTCTTGCCCGTTGCTTTGCAGATAGCAAAGAAGTTAGAAAAGGATTCACCGGAGAAGGGAAGCGCACGAGAAAAGATTACGTGAGTAACGTCTTCCCAATCGGCTTCCGGTATTGGCTGTTTGTAGTTGAGTATCTGAAAATCTAAAAGCCCTTTCTCCTGGAGTAGAGTGAAGGGCTTGTAAATCCGGTGGTACACCACTCCGGAGTTTTGGTCTCCAAGGCAAAGGACTTTCATTTCAAGTAGTTATAGTAACAAAGGTAGGCATCGAGCGTGTTTACATTCCACTTTGCCATTTGTTGAGCGAATAGACCGTCTGCTTCGTATTCGGTTCCGAATCTTGCTTCTCCAATAGCATCGCAACGCACCATAAACGAGGCGGTGTCGATTGTGCCTACTCTTGGTTCTTTAGTTGGGTGCAATCTTGGGTGGCCATTCTTAAATACTTGCCCCCAGGTGATAACTGGATAAAACTCGTTTTTAACGGCTTCGTACCAATCTGGGTGAATTATATTGTCATCGTCGAGAAAGTATATGTAATCGCCTCTTTTGGCCTTTAGGGCCAATATAAACTCCATACCGACATTCCGAAGTGGATGCCCCCAACTACCGGATACGTTAGGACGCAAATAGGTAATTCCGTTTGGGAAATCGCCTATTGCTTTCTCGTCAACGACTACCGTCCAACTGCAATCCTCTGGAATGGTTTGCTTGATTGTTGAAAGATTCTCCGGGCGTGAGCAGGGAGTAATGATATGAATCATTTATTGAGCTTTTTTAGGTGTACAGCTTTTAAGAAGTCCCTGGATAGTTCAACACCAAAGTCGGCTTCGTGGTGGCACTCCCGGCACAACGCCATTAAGTTCTCTGGAGTGTCCATAAGTTTACTGCCTCCCATACCACGGGGTTCGATATGGTGGATGTCCACAGCTCTACGATTGCAAACCTCGCAGCAAATAAATTCAACGGGTGAAAGCCCCATTGCCTTCATATAAACCTTAGTGTGATTTTTCATACTTGTTTGATTTCTTTATATTATCAACTGCCCATAGAGGTTGAAGGTTGGTGTAGTGGTTTAGCTCGATTATTTGTTGTTCGGTTGTTGCTAAAGAAATAGGTTTAATATGGTCAACGTGCCATTTTCCGTAATTCTCCCAAGTCATACCTTCTTGGAATTTTGATTCCATATACGACTTAAAACAATCAAGGTCAACACCAAGCATCTCTTTTGTTTTGGCTATTTTATTTGCTCTAATTGCACTACAGTATGAAGAAACACGACAACGTATGTTATGAAGCACCCTAAAAATAGGGTCATTTTCCAGCATCTTTTTCATATACCTACTTTGGCGAACAACGTGTTGCGCTTTGTTTTTTTCGTAATAATTCTTTTTCTTTTCAAGAATTACATCTCTGTTTTTATTGTGATACATCTTTGAGTATTCAAGAATTTTTTCGTGATTTACTATCGCATATTCTTTTGCGCATTTCTTACAACGAGAAGCGAACCCGTCTTTATTTGCTTTGCTCTTGTAAAAATCACCATAAGGTTTCTCAACCTTACACTTTCCACAAACCTTAGTAGTGGTCTCCATTGTTTCCATTCTGCCCAATGATATTCATACGCTTATTCAATTCCTCCTCCTCATCTTGCCAGCGTGCGTGGTTATCTGACTTCTTGTCAACAAACCGAACCCACATCTTCGCAGCAACTGCTCTGCGTTGTGGCTTGAAAGGATAGGTGCTGCGTAAACGAGCCATTGCTATCCGCATAAATTGGTCTTTCATTCTCCCTTAAAATAATTTCTAATTGTTGTTTCAATCTCGCCCAACCTTTGCTCCGCTGATAAACCGCTATTCTCCGATTCGATTATTTGAGTGATTTCGTCCAGCATCTTGTAAAGGGCAATCAGCTCTTGGATTTGGGTTTTCATTCTATTGTCAAATTATTGGCGTTAAGTATCGAATGCAAATCTTTGCGTATCGTTTCGTAGCATTTGTATTCAACGTCTGGAAGTTCTCCGTATTTTAAGTTGCCTCGTAGCTTTTGGTCTAACTGCCAAAGGACGTGCTTAAACATCCCTCCGTTAACGGCTTCCATAAACTCCGTTTCCTCGTCGGGAAGCGTGAACTCCAATACGGCCTTCATAGGGCAAACAAGAATTGCGCTACCATTGCAGCTACGCCACCAACCAAGGTGTACACAACGTCCCAAACGCTATCGTTGTAGTCCCTGCGGCCGTCGAGCAGGATTCCTTTTAATTCTCTGCCGAATGCTGCTGCGATAAGAATTGGCCAGCTACCCGTAACGGCAAGGATTGCCATCCCAGCCCAGAAGTGTGCGATATGGTCTATTTTCATTTGGTGTTAAAGGTTTCCCAGTAATAATCGCACTTGCCGTTCCGATTTGGTACCTCAACAAACATTGATTGATAGGTTCCCATTGGGGCGGTGAATCGGTAACACGTTTGTTTTAACGCACAACCCTCTCCCGTGCATTTAGTTATGTCAGTCATTGTGTTTATTCTCTTCACCGATAATCTCAACCATCTTAGTCACCCAATCTTGCAGGGCCTGCTCACCGTCCGGTACTTTATTACCACTCGCTACAAGTTTACGCATTTCGTGAATTAGGTTGTTGATTAACCTTGTGTCATTCTGTAAATTCCAAACGCACGCTACAAAGATTGAAAGCAGGCGAGACGGGAAGTTCTTTTTTCCGTCAGATATTACCACCTGGTGCAAGCGCATTAGTAGCCATTCGCTAAAATCATTGTTTACATTCTTAAAGTTACCTTCTCGGATTATTGAATGGCCTCTTGCTCGCCCGGTATGGCAAGACGCTACAACACCATTAGATAACGTATCCCGGTATTGAATCATTCGTTCTTTTAGTTTCTTGTATTCGTCACTTCCACGGTCAGCAAAGCTCTTTACGAAGTCGTAAATAGTCCAGACCTTGTTGTTGGCGTTCAGGGATATAATGATATTTTGTATTTCGTCATCATCGCAGCCATCTAACCAATCAATAACGTAGCAAGGAAATTCATTCATTCCAAGACGCTTGCCCGCCTCAAAGCGGTGTTGGCCTTCTACAATTTGGTAGCACCCGTCTCCGGGAACAACTTTCAAGGCGTCCATAAAACCGTACTCTGTAAGCAGGGTTTCAAACTTTCCAATGTGAGAATCGTAGACCTCACGGTTTCCAAGCGTGAAGCACAATTCTTTTGCTTGAATCATTTTTGCCTCACCAATTTTTATCTCGTTCATAATACGAAATTTATAAGTTGCCTACTCTAAAAGGTTTTCGGCTTCCCCTTGTCAATGTTAAAGTTGACCGATAATGGTATAGTTGTCAAGCTCTGGGTTGTCTTTTCCCATAAAGAACTCTTTGTACAGTTTAATCGCCTCGTGCGCTTTGCGCTCACCCTCAGCAACAAACTCTGGGGATATGGTATAAATACCAACGTCCAAAGACGCTTTGTCTACGGCAATAAATATAAACTTATCAATAGGCACTCCGAACAAGCGGGTGTAGATAAACGCCTGGAGGTCGTATCCGTATTTCTTGGCGCTGTAAGGAAACGCACGAAGGTCGGTAGTGGTTTTAAGGTCTGCAATAAAATTGTTACCTAAAATATCTGCTTTAGCCCGGAAGGGCAATCCCTCAATAACACCAACGGCAGGAACCTCAAACTCGCAACCTTGAATGTAGCCAAGGACGTGTTCGTTGCGTAGTAAGGCATCGGCAATCCTTCTGGCTTCGTTGTATTCTTTCTTTGTGATTATTTGTCCGCCTTTTGCTTTAGCGTCCTTCCACATATTGGTATTCTTGCTCTGTACGTCGATAATGTCGTACTCCTGCATTCGGTTTGGTTCTAACGCCATCAAGTGAACCAATCGCCCCACGGTGAACGCATCGGAAT